ATAGGCCGTGGTATTGGCCACGATCGCAAGTGGTGCGCGCGTCAGGCCCGCCGCCGAGCCGGTGAACGTATAGGCCCCGGCATCGGCGGGCATGGTGATAGCGCCGCCCGTCTTGGTCAGTGTCGCGCTACTACCCGTAAAGGCGTAGGTGCCGGCCCCGGCCGGGAATGTGATACTGAAATTAGCCGTGCTACCTGTGAACGCATACGAACCGCTGGCGGCTGGTAGCGTGAGACCGAAAGTAGCCGTAGATCCGGTAAAGGTGTAGGAGCCGCTAGCCGCGGGTAATGTGATACTGAAAGTGGCGGTAGCGCCAGTAAAGGAGTACGAGCCAGCGGCAGCCGTAATAGCGAGCGGTGCCCTGGTGAGCCCTGCCGTGCTGCCCGTAAAGGTGTAGGCGCCAACATCCGCCGGGATCGTGATGCGGAAAGTAGCCGCGGCGAAACTATTGAAAACAACGGAGTTGTTACCAAACACATAACGGGAGACCTTTACCGTCGCCGCCGCCCCGGTAAAGGTGTAGGAGCCGGCACCCGCCGGGAAAATTATTGACTTACTAAGTGTTGCGCTAGCACCGGTAAACGAGTACGAACCGGCAGCCCCGGGCATGGTGACGTTAGGAGTTGCCGTCGAGCCCGTGAAAGTGTAGGACCCGCCCGACGCCACCAGGCTAAAGGACTCTAGGACTTCAATCGTCGGCGTCTGCGAGTAGGTGTCAATCAACGAGCCGCCGTCACGGGTGAGCCTAAACTCTAATATGTCACCCTTAACCACGTCGGCGGCGACAATCTGTAGCCCACACTCACACTCGGAATTGCCGTTGCTGGTTATGTCATTGTTATTACCGCCGCTCGTGCCGTCCGTCGTCTGCCCGTCGTTATTGGCAACGAAAGTGCCCGTGCCGCCTAGCCGCTGCGTGCAGTCCCCCCCATTGGTAAGTGGGGTGGCAGCCACCGCCTTAACAATGGACGAGGTGGTGGTGATGTTCTGGTAGCTGCCACCGTTCTTACGGACCTGGTATTCGCAATCTACGTTATTGAGCCCGGTAGCGTTCGCCTGCAAACAAATGCGTAGCAGGAACGTCGTTCCTACTAGCATTTGTATAGGCGTGTCCTGTCCGGCGTGCCAGCCGTGGGTACTTTCGGCGAGCTCGTTAATGCCGAAGCGGTAATGAGACTGAGTGAGCGCCATGCGCCTAGACTATGGTTAGAATCGTGCCTGCCAGGTCCACGGTAAACGTTTCTCCGGTATTAACGGAGATGGCCGAGCCGTAATCCCACCACCCGATAAGTGCATCCGAGGCGTGGGTGTCGTTATACATCACCACATATTGGAACGGCCCGAAGCTGCCGCCTGAAGCGGTCCACGATACGTCCGCCGATTGGGTGAGCGAGTAGACACCGCCGGCTTGTGATGACCCGGTAACCGTGATCGTCGCCGGGGCGGTATAGCCGTTCTGGTTCGTGATCTCGGCTAGGTCCGTCTTAATCAGGTCGGCGGATGCTGACGGGGTAGCGTTGGAAAGGTAAATCTTAAGGGTGTCGGAGCCGAGGTTATGCTCTTTCTCGGCCAGCTTTTCCACGAACGATTCGAACTTATTAAACGAGGCCATTTCCCAATCTGTCCTGCCCTGTCCTGGTCATACTCGAAAGGAGGAGCCGCGGCGCCCCCGGGAGGTTCGGAGCGATCAGACAGCTTGCGGGAGGCTATCCGATCGGCGGGCCCTGGTCATCCATGAACCCAGTGCTGGCGCGCGCCGCGGTGTATGGCGGCGGGCGTCCTAACCGCCGCCGGGGGTGTTGGCCTCGGCTGCCGCCGAGAGCCGGTTAGTGCTTTCGTCAAGAGCCGCCCGGAGCTCCTCGAGCTTGGCCGGGTCGGCCGATGCGATTGCTTCGTCAAGCAATTGCTTGAGACCATTCAGGAGCACGATAACGGACTCCTGTACCGTGGTTGCCTCACGCACTTCCACTTCCAGTTCGGCTAGTGTAGCCATGTTCTCTACCCCTTGTCCTAGCAAGCGGTCAAGCTTGCGGTTAATGATTACGCACCACGCCTCTACCCGATCAATCGGCTCTGGTCGTCTGCGCATCCTCCCCCCTCCTTTCTGTAGGGGGAACTACTGGCCCTTAATGCCACCAGCCCTAAGGATGGCACCGCGGGCACCCACGGCGCCGATAGCACCACCGGCAGCCTGGATAAGTGCTTCCACGAACGGCGGTATAATCACGCCGGCCGCTTCCACGATCTTGGGCACAAACAAAATAACCGTGCCCCAAAACATGCGGGACTTATACCAGGGCTTACTTGGCTCCGTCGCCATACCTTACTTCTCCTTGTGATGCGGCTTGAGCCGCTAGCCAGCCGAGATTCGAGCACCCCTGACAGCGCACCGAATGCGTGCCGGAGACGGCCTCGGCTATAAGTGCTGCGCAGCCACAGCCGCAACAGCGGTAACCGTCCTCGATTAACTGGAAATTGGCCTCCGTGCCAATGATGATCCAGGGCGCGTTCATTAGTTCTTTGTGTACTTGAGATTGCGGACCTGGAACGTGCCGGGCCGGTCATTCTGGCCGGGCGAGTGGTCCACGTTCCCCCATCCGAGCGAGTCGCCAAGCTTGGTCGAAATCCCCGATGGCACCGTCGCCGAGACCGTGCGCGACTGACCGCCTATGACCATCGTCAAGTCGCATCGGCCGTTCGACGGGTCGTACTTGCAGTCGACCTTAACCGGAGTCCACTTATCCGCCACGAACACATTGGGCATTTTGGTCGTGGACGGGAACCACGTTTCGACGTGCCCGCCGCCCTTCTGGTGATAGATCAGCACCCGGAACCCGTCCCGGAAGCCGTTGCCGGTCGTTCCCGTATTCGGGTCCGTACCCACCGCGAAGCACCCGAAGTCGAAGCGGATATGATCTTGGCTCGTCCCGCCGCTCGAGCACGCAATCGGACCCTCTCCGATCTTAAACAGGTGTTGCCCGCCGATTGCTGTCGGGTTAAGCCAACCCTGGTTAAACTTCATTTCACAGGTCATAACGACGCGGTTGCTTCCCGCCGTGGGCGGGGCGACTCCGCGGTTGACGCATCCCGAAAAGCGATTGCGTGCAGCCTCGGCGTTGCATTTCATGCCCATAACGCCGGCCTCCGGCTCGCTGAAGTTTCGCGCTTCGTCGGTGCACCACTCGTTCCAGATTCCGACGCCGGCCTGCGACTGGTTCCCACCGCACCCGGCGAACCCGCTCGGCGGGGGTTCCGGCTCCGGGTCGGGGGGCGGTGGCTGTACCGTGATCGTGAACGTCTCCTCGAAACATCCACTGATTGCGAGCAGTTGCGCAGGCGTAAAAGCCTCCGACCTTTCTAGGCATTGCTGAAACTCGCTCATGGTGCCGAGTGTCACGTCCTTAAAGTCGGCAGCCGCCACGGCCGGCACCAGGAACAGCGTAATAAGAACTGCCATCCATCGTTTCATTGTCCAGTCCTCCTTTGTGCATACCGAATATCCGATACATCATCGGCAATCGAATTGACCTTGGCCTCGATCGAACCGCGCCACGCGGCGAGCTCCATGTTATAGCGCCGAATCTCGTACATATCTTGCTCTCGCAGGGAGCGCAGCTCGTTGTTCTGCTGAATCAAATACGCCACGGTGGCAAACGCTATCGCCTGTAGGAAGGTAAGAAGCCAGGCGAGCCATGACGGGCTGCCAGATGTTTTCTCCTCGTTTAGCAATCACTTCACCCGATCCCTTAGGTGCTTTACTTCCGTCGCTAGCGAATCCAGGCTAAGGCCAAGCTGTGTCCGCTCGAACCGCTCTATGGCAATCTCGAGCCGTACGGAATCCTGCTGTAACGCGATATGGTCAATTTTGCTCATCGCGTCAAGGCCAGCCACGCGGTACCCGTCCATTTCGCGTTTATGAATCCCGATCAGCAAAAGAGTTAGGACGACCGTAACCAGCGTTGTCGTGGCCACCGATCGCAGGTAACCGTTAAACAACTGCTAACCTCATTTCTGCCCTGGGTTCAGAAAGAAAGTCATAGAGGATCGACGTATCACCCTTAATCCCGATACACCCCAACGTCCCGGGTACGTTTCCATCGGGATGGATTCCGAGCCCGGTGCGTGCCGTTTCAAAAAGCGGGATCAAACGAGAAAACCAGACGTGCCCTATAGGATCGGTATAGGGCTTATTGCCTTCCGTGCGCCCAAGGGCATAGGCCCGATGCACGATATAGATTCCGGCCGGCGCCTGTCCCTTCCCGAACGGCCCACTAATAGCGTCACTCGTTTTGTAAGTTCCATCTGAGTTAAAGCCCCAATAGAGCTTGCTTTCAGATGACACATAGACCAAGAGCGTCATACCGGCAGGTACCATACGACCACGTTATCCGTAGTCAGGTCGAGATAGAGCCCTTGATAGCAAAAGATCGGGCTCGAGAACGGCCCGCCGTCGAGCTTGGTAGCCGCCCCGTACTCGTCCACCACGGTGCCGGCGGCGGATACGGCGTCATACATGATGGCGCTACCGCCGGTCGTAGCGATTCGCCGCATACCGTAATAGAGGACCGGGCCCCGGCAGACGATACCGTCCGCCGTCATTTTCTTGGACTTGATATTCTGGCTACCCGCCGTCCACCGTTGCGTTACGAGCACGCTATGCAGGATCAGCGTATTGTCTACGGCCGAACCCGCGTTGAGCGTGCGGAAATAGACTTGCGCTAGGGCTCCCTGAAAGAGTCGGGTAGTCACTCCCCGCTGTGCGTAGGATTGAATCTGAGTAGGTTGCCCGTCCACATGGTAGATAAACGACACCCGCTCCGGCGTCCGCTGGATGCGGATTTCCAATTCCATCGGCACCATATCATCGGCGCGGATACCGGAGATTGGATAGTCAGCGGCGAAAGTCGAGCCCCCCGACTGCACCCGGGTTACCCAATCAGTACCGTTGACTAGGAACTCGATATAGTTCGAGCCGTCAACCCGGAGTCCCATTTCGCGCGTGTTAGAACCCACGCCGGCCGTGCCCAGGCGCACGCAAAAACGCATGGATACCTCGGCACCTGCGAGGTAGGGCACCACAAAATTAGACTGTAAGATAGCCGAGCCGGCGGTATTGGTAGACGTAGCAAGCGTGCAGCCCGTGGCTGACGCCTGCGTTACCGTCCCGCCCGATGCGGTGGTAGCTGACCACCGGGCCGAGCTATCGAGTGTCCCGCCCTCGAATATGTCAGCAAGTAGGATTTGATCCTGTACGACAATCTGTGCCCCGGCCTGACTGACCGCACTCCTGGAAGGTGTCGCCGAGTCCTTGCTTACTGCCGAAATCTCTACGCCTGGCATTCATCATTCTCGCTTGCCCTGTCCTTTCGTCTAAGCCGACTCGGCTATACCAATTCCTCGAACTGCATATCTACCATGGCAGCCCCGCCCACATAGGACTGCGAAACCATCCCGCTTACGAACCTGCCAAAGATACACCCGCCATAGGTGACGGTTGAGTCAAACCACATTTCGGGCGAAACGAGCGCGGTAGGCAGGTCCAGGCGTTGCCGCGGGATCTCGCTACCCGAACCACCACCCGCCCTATTACGACCACGCCCGGCCAAAAGGCGTTCTATCTGTACGCGGTCGTCCTCGTTCTGTGCCCTTACCCGAATATCTATCGTCCGCCGTGCCGGATCGCGTAAGGCAATCGTGCCCGCCCCGCCTTGGCGCCCGGTGAAAACCGATGACGTGGTAACGGAGCGGTTATAGGTGATAAGCGGGTTCGAGGGAAAAGTGTAATAGCGCCCCATAAGCACCGGCCCGATCGAGGTAGCCCCAATGCTGCCTACGTTCTGACGGACGCCGAGCTCGATCCAGGAACCCGCCGTGACCGTAATAGCGTTAAAACTCCGAAAGAAGCTCGATCCCCAATTATCCATCATGCCCGCGGTTAATCCACCGCCCGGGGTGTAATCAAACACGGTGACGGAACCGCCTCCAGACTGATAGGAAAGCTTGAACTGTAACTGCTGCTCAACCTCGACGTTACCGGGGATAGCTAGGGCCTGGTTTGAGTGTGGTTCGATAATCGCAATACAAGTAAATTGGAAAGTGCGCAGCATAATGAACCGGATACGCTTTTCGGTGGATAGTGGCGTATCGAACTTCATTGGCCGTGACGGCGTGTAGTTCATTACGTTTATATGCTCGTACCCGGGCTGCGCGTTGGACGATACCGGGTCCACCGCCATTTCGGACGGCAGGCAAAAGTTCTGATAGACCGCCACCAGGCCGGGGTTCTGCCATGCCATCGTTACGTCTCCCCTAGCTTGGCGTTATAGATCGCTCGCACCTGCGCCATAAGGTCCCCGTTATCGCCTACCTGATACGTCACCCGCTCGACAAGCCAAGTCGTGCCGTCCCAATCCATCGGAGCGTTGGGTAACTGGCAGAGCGGGAAGCGGTGTCCCTGCATCCAGGCGTCCGAGTCGTTCTCGAGCTGGAACACATCGCCCGGGAGCAAGTCAGATACCCCGATCCTGACGAGCAAGTCGAGGCGCACCCGCTGAAAGGCCCGCCACCGAAATAGCCAGTTGCGGATAGCTAGGGCCTCGTGCCAGCGGTAGACCCAAGGGAGCTCCATTTCATACTGGCGCGTCCCGTAACGCTGATAGCTTTCCTCGAGCATGACGCCGATAGTGCCGGCAAGCGGGTCACTGGCGTCCGATTCCAGGCTCCCTGAGTTACGCGAATTAAACGGCCACCCGTGCTCTAGGACGTTGTTTTGTGCCCACAGCTCCCGGCAGTAAGTGCTCTTGGCCGTCGAGTAGCCATACTTCATCCGCAAGTCATTAATGACGGAGGATTGCGGGAGGAGTGACCACGCCACGTTAATGCAATCGGTACGGAAGCTAATCCGCCGGCGGTAGGTCGGGGATTCACCCACAAGCGGGAAGGACGCGCAGAGGGAGGCCCGGAGCGCGTTCCCGGCGTCCTGGTTCGACGTAACGGGCGCGCGATAAAGACGGAGCCCGGGCACGGACGCCATGACGCTTAATGCAGCTTGCCGAACGCTACTCCACGTCGGCATGGAAACGGCGAGCTTGAATGACTCGTCCGTAACGCCCGGGGCAGCGGATTCCCTAAGCAAGTCGTCTAGGTTGTCCTCGGCCTTGGAAAAGCTACGGCCAACGCTCGATCCGTACTCGAATTCAGAGAGCGCAATCGGGGGCCATGCGGGGTTCACGTCATCCCTGAGCCCGCCGCCCTGGTAATAGATCAGGTGGCGAAGGATCTCGGCCGGGTTCTGGATAATGTTAGGGCGGGTGGCGGGGATACCTACATAGCCCTTGTCGCCCGGGAAGTTCGTAGGGTCGGCCTGAATGCCGAGACCCGCATAGTAGGCGTGGCGGTTAGGCTGATATTCAACGTTGGCCGTTACCTTCTCTATCGTGATTGTGTCAACGCTACGACGCCGAGCACGACCGGCAGTATCGTAGACCTTGACAGTCCGAGTATCGGTGCGTTCCTTGTATTCAATGAATTGCTTGGACGGGCTAAACTCGACCATAAGCCCGAACTGAATAATATCGAATTCATCCGCGGCCGTGCCCTTGGACCATTCGAGCATGATACGCATAGGCTGCCCGCCCAATGGGGCTGCGGCATCGTGCTGCACAAATTCCCACCGCTCGGCAGGCGTCGGACTCGCCAGCACTTGAGTTAACGTGCCGGCGGAGGCGAAGTAACCGCTCGACGTGAAGGCATTAATCAGTAGCCCGCCCGTATCCGTAATGCCGGTGTCTATCCCCACGGCAGCCGCGTAATAGTCAAGGTACGCGCGCCAAGTCAGCGTCCCCGTCCCTACACGACGCCGGCCCAGGAGTACGGGCTTGATCGAGCTAATAGCCCCCATGTTGGCGTAATTGCCGAGCTCGTACACAATCCGACGCACGCCCGTGCCGGATACGTTGTCCTTAAACCAAGAGTAACGGTCGCCGTCGATAATGTGCTGCGCTGACCGCTTCCTGTGAACTGACGCAAAGATGCTGTCCAAGTTAGTCGAGCCTTGGCGCCCCGTCTGAATTTCACGGGTCGGGAGGAGCAAGGCCACGGCATTGAAGTTATGCTCGAATAACGCATTCGACCAAAAACGCAGGTCGTGCATTCCAACATCCGATACCGGCCATAGCTGACCCGGGTCCGACTCGTCAAGGATCAGCGGGGCAAAGTTAATCCCGTGGGCGGCGATTGCCGAATGCGGGACAATCGCCATGCCGTCTGCCGCCATCGTCATGCACTGCCATTGCTGACCGTCAAGCGAGTTATAAATCGTGCAGCCCGCCACCCCGTGGTTAGCGTCGCTGGATAACCCAAGCGTGTAGGCCGAGTGCCAATTCTGGGAGTAATGGTAGAGGTATAACACCTGGTAGGCCGGGCCCAGGTTGGCACACACCGGGAACCAGGGCCCGTTTTTGTCAAACGGCCCTTTACTTGCAGTTAAGTCCTTGGGGAAATCCTTGTGCGCCCATAGTGCAAAGTTTCCGTAATTGAGCGGTTGGTGCATCCCCACGTTCTCTTGCGGACAGGAGAAATACGTTTTCCGGGAGAGCGGGTAAGGGTGGGCACGGTCCCAACGGGTATCCTCTATGAACCGCATAACCACGATGTTGTTATCGCCGCTAACGTCGAAGTCGTAGAGCAGTCCGCGGAAGATGTAATGACGCGAGAATTCGGCGTCTATCCCGGACGGGGCGGTGAGATAGACGGCCACCTGCCCGGGCGGGAACTCGTAAAGCGAAGCACCCGGGCCCTGCAAGGTTACGGACTGTAGGTATTCGGAGAGAAACCCGCGGAAGGTTAGGACCGGCAGGTTATTGGATTGCGTGTTAATCGGGAGCCGCACATTCTGTGCGGTAATCACCATCGAGGACACCTGGTCCGCTTCGCCGAGAATGTCAAAGCCGGTCGAGGTTTGGCCCCAATTCAGAATGCAGGGGGTAGCGCGTCCCAAGTCATCCGGGGCGGGGGACGCTAGCGTTCCGGGGTGCCCGGGTGTTGCACTCGTGGTGAGGTAAATATCACCGGCCGCAAGGCGCAACAACACAAACGGGGTAGCCGTGGTGAGCGAAGTATCGAATAGAGTTACTTGCCCCGCGTTAAACACCTACCGGCCTCCCCGTACGTCCTGAGCGAAGGCCATAGCGTTACGGAACTCTTGGGACGAGAAGTATTCTTGACCGCCGCGGGTATCCATCATCTGCGTATTGACGTGGATCTCGGTACGCGGGGAAGGCAAGTCAATGCGGTTAGGGCGGGGGAAGTTCAACCGGCCGAGATTGAACCGCGGCAGGTCCAATTGCGGGCCCCCCGGAGCATTGACATTGAACGGTAGATCGCGCGGGAAGCTCGTCACGTTCGGGGCGGTGATCCCCGCCGACGCCGGGGCAAAGAACATCCCGGCAGGCCCGCTACCGGGAGTCAGCACACGCTCGATAAACCCGCGTTGCTGTTGGAGCCGGAGAGCGGATGCGAGATTGGGCCCGCCGCCGGCTGCGCGCTCGCTCTGGAAGTCGTTACGGAATGCCGCCACCCGCTCCCGGGCTACGTCGTTCGCCCGGGATAGGAGATTGGTCACGATCCCGCCGAACGTTGCCAGGGCGGGGATAGCGCCAAGAAGCCCGGCACCGATGCGCGCTAGACGGCCAGCCAGCGATGGGAGCTTTTCCGCGGTGCTAGATGCTCCGCTCCGAACGTCCGAAAAATCAGCCTTGCCGGAAAACCTGTCTAGGGACTTTCCGATATTGTCCGAACGCTCTTGCGCAGCCTTGACCGCTTCCTCAATCGAATTGAACGCCTCGAGCTGCCGGCCGGTTTCTGGATCGCGGCCACCAGCGGCAATGATCCTGCGTATCGCATCCTCGACGCCTAACTCTACGCCTCCGAACATTGTCGGAATATTTGTAGGGCGGCCTCTATTGATCTCGTCCGATGTAACCGTAACGGTTCGCTCTGACGATACGGTCCCGTCCGGGTTGTCAACCAACCGCCTCCCGCTTGGGGCTAGCCGTTGGCTTTCGATCCTTCGGGCTGACGCCGCAAACAGATTGCCGGCACGCAGGATATTGTTAGACGCGCGGTTAATAATCGCCGTGCCCGCTTCAAAATCCGGCATCGAGACGTTCACGTCCGGCGCCTTTAATTCCAAATCAGGGGCGGTAAGGGCCAGATTCTTAGGCGCCTTGAGCTCCAAGTCAGGAGCCCTAAGCTGCAAGTCCGGGGCGGTGAGTGCCAAGTCGGGGGCGGTAAGCGTCAAGTCCGGCATACTCACAGCCAGGTCAGGAGCCGTGACCCTGAGTGCCGGCACATCCAGCGGTATCGACCGTGGAGCGTTCACCCGGAGCGGGGTAGCCTGGACCCTGAGCGGCGGGATCGTCGGCGCCTTCAATTCCGGCACGTCCACCCGGATTGAGCGTGGCGCGTCTACCGGGATCGTCGGCACCGTGACCGATACCGGCGGTATGCGCAGGTCCGGGGCTTCAAGCCGCAGGTCGGGCGCATCCAGCCGGAGATCGGGCGCCTCGAGCCGCAAGTCAGGGGCACTCACCCGCAAGTCCGGCACCTGGACGTTCAGGTCCGGTGCCTGTAATTGCAGGTTCGGCGCCTGTAGCCGTAAGTCCGGGGCCTCAAGCTCGAGCGGTGGCGCCTGTAGCGTCAGGTCGGGCGCCTCAAGGCGTAGATCGGGGGCGGTAAGGGCCAGGTCAGGGACACTGATTTCGGGCGCCTCTACGGTCAGCCTAGGAACGCTAAGGGCTATCGCGGGGGCTTCCACGGCTAGCCGCGGCACGTCTACGGCCAGGCGGGGCAATACCACGGGCTCGACTTCGATCCGGGGCGCGTCTACCGGAATCGACCGGGGCGCATTGACCTGCACTGTGGGCGCCGAAACTTCGATCGTTCGGGGCACGTCCACGCCTACCCGTGGAACCTGGACCTGGACGGGCGGGATAGGCTCGACCTGGATGCGGGGCACTTCCAGCGGGATAGACCGTGGCGCGTCCACCCTGACCGGCGGCACGTCGATAGTCCGGGGCACGTCCGCCACCACCCGCGGGACTTGCACCGTCACCGGCGGGATCGGCTCTACCTGAATCGTCGGAACTTCAATCGGGATCGGCCGGGGAGTCTGTACCTGGATCGGCGCAACGAGCACCGTACGCGGCACGTCTACCGTTACCCGCGGCACCTGCACCTGAACCGGGGGAATCGGCTCGACCTGGATACGCGGCACCGTGACCGGGATAGCGGCAGGCGTCTCCACCCGTAGAGCCGGGAAGGTAGCCGTCTGCACCCGGACGCCAACCGAGTTATCAATCCCCGCCTGGACACCCGTAGCCGTCGCGTTCTCGACCGTCGAACCCAGGCCCGTCAGCCCGCCGAATAGATCGCCAAGGAAGCCGCCGAGCCCGCCACCGCCACCACTCCCCGCCCCTGCACTCGCGTTTCCGATATTCCGCACGAGCTCGACTAAGGACGTGGCGAGCTGCCCAAAGGCAGAAATGACTGCCAAAATCCGCGATTGGGTAGCTTGGGCCACGTCGCCAAGATCATCAAAGACCCCATGCACCCCGCGGAGAATCGGCCCCAACCGCTCGACCGCCTTATTTGTATCCTCGACGGCGGTAGCGGCATCCTTTTGCAACCCCATGACCCGGCGCCAAGCTTCCTCCTGCGCCCTAAGTCCTGAGTCGTCAATATTGATCGGGATCTGCCGCTGCCCCGTCCCGATCTGCGCTACCCCGACACTCGACCGGATGGCGTTCTCGAGCGCCAATAGTTGCTGTGCCGTAAGCCCCGGGGCGGTACCGCCCGTCGTGGGAAGCGGCGCCCGGACGTTAATCGTCTCGGTCGTGCGGGACTGACCCGCCTGCTCCTGCAATCGCAGGGCGCCAATGTTGCTCGAGCCCGCCGCGGCATTCGCCGCCCGCTGCATCGCTTGCGCAGCCTTATCCGCCTCCTCTGTGATTTTGTTGTACCCGAGCTGGATCAGGTTTAACGCATCACGGAAAGGCGGGAATATGCTCAGCGTGCGGGTGAAGGCACTTAGGAACGCCTCCCCGGGAGTCGATTCGCCAAGCGTACGGGACGCAACGGAGAGCGTGATAAAGCTCTGTGCCAACTGATTCAAAGGCCCAAGAAGCGGTGCGATAATCTCCCGCTTCATCGCCTCGAGCGCCGTATTCAATTGCTTAAGCGAGTTATCTAGATCGGATGCCGCCCGGGCCACTTCGGGCGAGAGCACCGCACCAAGCCGTTGCGCCTGGTTCGTCATTTCGGCCATGCCGGCCGCACCCGTCTGCAAAAACGGTACGAGCTCTTGCCCCGACCGGCCAAAGAGCGCCACCGCGGCTGCCGTCTGCTCGGCGTCCGATCCTAGATTGCGGATACCTTCGGCAATCGACGGGAGCGCATCCGCCACGTCCCGTATCTGACCGGCGGAGTTTGTGGCGCTAACGCCGATCTTGGCGAATGCCTTAGCGGCTTCGCTGTCCGACTTGGAAGCCGCTTCGACCAACGCCACCTGCAACCGGCGTACGCCAGTCGCTAGCGTCTCGAAACTAGTATCTGTTTGCTCGGCGGCGAACTTGAGAGCGGAGAGCGTTTGGACACTAACGCCGGTGCGGGCGGATACGGCGTCTAGCTGGTCCCCGAGCTTGACCACAGCCGAAACCGTGGAGACCACAGCATCCGAGAACTGGCGTAGGAACTGAATCGACTGTTGGATAATGAATAACCCGGCAGTCGCCTGTACTAGCCCTTGGATATTTTTAGACAGTTCCTTGACGCCGGCTAGCGACTTCTGCGCGGAGTTACCAAGATCGGCAAAGCCCTTAGCCCCAATCTGAGCAAACCCGTTAACGGACTTGCCCGCCGTGGCCGTCGCCTGGTCAAGCTTCTTAACCTCGTTCGTGGTGCGGCCTAACTGCCGCTCCACCGATCCGAGATTCCTTACCGCCTGATCGGATAGGGCACTTACCCTAATCTCAAGATCCGGCAACCGATCCCGCTACCTGCCCTGCCCTACCAAAGATTCTCAAGCACCGGCAATAGAAGGTGTGCCGAGCACATCCCGCCCTGTCCTTCCTTTGCCATTTCGCTTACGATCTCGTTAACCTGCCGGGCCCATTCATCGTGAGCACGGGACATAAGCGTTATTTGTGCGTATACCCGTGCCGGGTCGTCCTCGAGGATCTCGAGCGGGTCACGCCCTAGCCTTCTCGCGAGCTGCATGACCTGCAACGCGGTTGCGCTGTCGAGTGCCCGGATCATCCGCACTTTTGGGATGCTCCTCGGCCTCATTAATCAGCGTCATTACCGCATCCAAGAGCTTACCGAACCGTGCCAGTCCCAAGTCCGCAAGGGCGGGCGTTTGGACTAATTGCCCGTCTTTGTGCATTTCGACCAAGGACGCCGGGAGCAATTCATCCTCCCAGAATCGGTAATGTTCCGGGTGTAGCGTGATCTTATCGGGCAAGTCGGATGCCGGCTCCTCCTTACCCTGCTCCTTGATTTCCAAGGACTCGGCCGGCATTTCGCCATACTGACGGGCAATCGCCTTGTGCTTATCCGCAATCACCGTTACCCAGTAGATCCCAGGGCGGCGGATGGTTGCTTGCCATCCGCCACCCAGGTCAACCTTGCGTGTTTCCATTTTGGATGATCCTCCTCGGTTCCAGTTCGGACTAGCCTAGCGGGGCCTCGTCGTAAGGCACGTCCTTAGTGTTATTCATCGTGACTTCAAGCGGTGCCGGGATAAAGTTCGTGCTACCCGACTTGAAGTGGCCTCGCATTTCCACTTGCTGGTACATCTTTCCGGCCGTCTCCGTGTTGCGCTGCACGTCAAGCGTACGGCAGTTAGACACGCGAACGAGGAAAGCCTCGTTCGCCGACGTGGGGCTCTGATAGTCAAGCCGGACGCCAAAGTCAGACGTAGTACCCGTGGGGCTATCCCCGTACGCCGTCAAGAATTCACGCCAACCGGCGTTCTGCTCGATCTCGAGCCGCATACGCACTTCGCGGAAATCCGACCGTTGCGGCTGCCCGCCCGATCGGCCCGTCTGAATCAGGAAGTTAGGTTCGAGCTTGTTGTCTAGCGTCACTTCCCATGACCGGATATTGATTTCCACGAGCGAGAAGCCAGAGCGGATAACGGCCGTTGAAGTCGCAAGGTTCTCCTTGTGCGACCACGAGATAAGCGGGTCGGTAGGCGTCCGCCCCGCCGCGGACGGGGGAGTCGCAATCGAACCCGAGTTATAGGTAAGCCCGCTCGCCAGCATTTCGAGCCGGCACCGCATAACGTCGCCTGCACGATGCGATAGCGTCATTCGCTGTACGGAGCATCCCGTGAGAATATTCTCGTTAAAAGTCGAGTTATTGGTCACGGGTACCTGATACTTAAACGTTGACGAGAATAGAGCGTCCTGCAAGGTCGCCGCATGGGTAATGACCGGAATGGTGCCGGTCGTAACCATCGTCCCCATGCCGAGCCCGATTAGGGCAATATGGGCGCCGTAATACCGCATGGCGAATTCAATATCGAGCCCCACGTCAATACCGCCCTCCTCGAAGGCGGAGAAGTCCGTAGATAGCCCCGAGATTTCGCCGAAGTCGAGCGGAGTCTTAGCCGACTTCACCGATACCCGGTCAAAGTAGTTAAGGAATCCAATCGACGCGCTACCCGCACCGATCGAGTCCGTACCGTACGTTGTCTCCGGCCGAAAAAATAGTTTGGATACTGCACCCTGCGGGGTTGCCATCTATCATTGTTCCTGCCCTGCCCTTTTTTAGTGCCCTGCCCCGCATTGCCCCTAGTCCTTTACGTTACTAACCCGCCTCGACCTCGCTACCCGTCTCGTGGATCGAGCAGGTAACGATGAAATTCAAAGAAGCCCGCTCACGCGCCCACACAATCCCCTTATCCGGCTCGGCCGAACTAACCGAAACCTCGTCCACCGGCATACCGTCCGGGTCGAGTAAGCCCGTATAGGCCTCGTTCCAGGTATTCAGCACAGCCCGCCTAATATCATGGTAGAAAAGCAAGGCGTTGGCGTCCGCCGGCTCGGCGTTCACGTTCGTTAGGTGCGCGACTCCGCCCACCTGTAACTCGGAACGCCACGAGCCGCCCGCCCCGATCTCGCCCGGCTCGGAACTGATTAGCCCGCCATAGATCCCAACATAGGGAAACTGTCCCGCCGCCACTTCCTCCCATTGCTTAATGCCAAGCTCCACGAGTGCGGGCGTAAAAAAATAGCCGCCCGTCGTGCTGATCTTGGCGGCGATTGCCCGATGGACCATGAGCACAGCGCGATGGAGCTTCGTACCCAAGTCGCATTGCCATACCGCCGTCCCCGTCGAAGTCGTGGCCGTCATGCTCACGTTGAGCGTTGCCCCCGTAAAGACGGGCGGGGAACCAGCACCCGCGCTCGATAGCGTTACCGTGTTATCCGTACTCGTAATCGGGAGGCCCACCTGCCCCTGCGCTGACCAATCCGCCCCCGCCGCGTTCGCCTTGGCTAGCGTGTCGTAAACCTTGACCGCCAGCGCCACACCCGTATTGGCTCGCTCGAAACGGATAAACCACTTGCGCGTTGGCTCGAGGAACAGATTGGCGCGGGAAGGCGTGTAGTCCGTAACCCCGCTTTGCTTCGTGAATAACGCCATGCCGCTAGCCCGCCGCCCTCACCGCCTGGAGCTGCGCATAGTGCGCCCGCATGACCGAATCTTGCGCAGCCGGCCCGGTCAAGGCCACCCAACCACCGTTTGCCCGGAACTCCTCGACCATCTGTGGGAAATACTGTGCATTGGGAACAACCATCGAAAGCACGTTCCGAGAATCTTCTTTCCAGATAGCCGCAAACGTAGAGAACGGCGTCCCGGTCGGATGCTGCCCGGAGTTTTCCAGGTAAATCGGCATCGGCATAGGCTGCCCGTTACTGTCCCGGAAGTTCCCATTCAGGAGCACATAGGTACCGCGTTGCTCGGCTTCCTGCTGTGCCTTCTGCCAGAAGTCCCTAACGCTCGCCTGGTAGGCGTCGTTTGTCGTGTAGGACGATACCGGCAACCCCGTAGCACACGGCTCGCACCCGTAAGCATCCGGCGGGGTGCTCGCATCACAAAAGAAAAAGTAGAATTCCTCCGGCCGCTGCCATGACAGGTCAAAAAACATCCCGCCCCACGGGCGCAGAAACCAAAGCTGGTTAACAATGGACTGCCGGATAGTGTTAGTGACCTTGGCCCAATCCACAAACTCGCGATGCTCGCAGGTCGGGGGCCCGCTGTAGAAGCCCCGCATGTACCCAATGAGCCCGCCTACCACCATCCGCGCGTTCTGGCCTAACTGGACCACCGAATGCCACCAATCAAGCCACGCGCTCCCCCCGCCTACCTCGTCCGTGCGCGGATAGCACAGCATTAGATGGTAAGAGAAAAACCGCTTACCCGATGCGATTAGGGAGAGAACGATATTGTTTTTGTAGCCCACATGCCCGAATACAAACCCGTCGAACTCCCCGAAAAAGGTAGGATCGTAGCTAATGTGCGTCGGGTCAAAGCGGTCAATATCCGTTTTTTCAAAGTGCATCATGATGAAATGGCGCTGACCGGACCATGCCGCCCGCTTACGGCTTCCAATCGGCGTCCGCCACCGCTTCGTTATCTGCTGTAGCCAACGAGTCAAGCTGCTCAACCTGCCGCCCTGACGATTGCGTCTACCGCTCGTCTGAATCGTGAGGCAATCGCCGGAGCAATCGCCTTGGCACTTTCGCGCCACACCGGGCGCGCGGGAATACGAACCGACTTACGGAGTAGAAACAACGTAAGCGGCGGTAACCCGCGCCCGCGCCCACGCGCATAGATCAAGTTTCCGGCGCGTGAGCGGAAAAAGAACCCACCAGGAAAGTCCCGAATCCGCCGCCCTGGTCCACGTCCGGCAGTCAACCCCGTGGCCCCGGGAAGCGGGATCGTTAGATACTGTGCGGCCTTCGGCGTGATCGTCCCGCCGTGCTCGTGGATATGCGCATAGGGCGGGGGATTCTGCGAAAAGAAACGCGCCACCATCGGACGAGGCGGGGGCCCACCGCGGAGCTCCCGCCCGCGCGCAGACGTACGGAGCTTCCCCGTTCTCACCGATAGTGACGCGCTCCCCGTTGGCCCAGAGTACCGCGTCTTAACTTCGCGCTCGGCCATTGATAGGGAGTCATTCAGCGCCGAACGTATCTCGCTCGAGATACGAGCGGCCAATTTCTGGAAAGGCTCCGGCGGAGTCAGCCTATAGGCCATACCGCACCACCTTTCCGAAAATGAATCGGGGAGCCTTCCGCACCGGGGACAGGGCAGTTCTCAGCACATCCGGCACCCCGAAACTAATACACATCCGGCACCGCCTCATTCAGCCGACGCCGGTACTTGCTCACGACTTGCGACCATTGATCCTGAAACTTCTTATCTTTGAATTGCGGACCAAAGAAGCTGATCGCGCCATCCATGTACGCTTGCGACTGCACGCCCTTTTGCTGGCTATTCATATCGAACCAGTATTGCGAAGCGGCATCCAGCACCAGTTCCCACGCATCCGGCATCGCCGCCTTGATCGCCGATTGGCTCGCATAGCCGGCAACATACGTCACCGTAATATTCCGCGGATACCAGGCGGTAAAGTAGCGGCGGAGAAGGTAGAGAATCCCGTCCGACCCCGGGCCCGTCGCATACCGAATCTGATCCGATACCAGCGGTACGTTCGCCTCGTTCTCAATCGCAATCGAGCTCAGGGCAATAATGGGATAGCGGTAAAGCTGCATTATGGAGCCGCCGTCACCCGTACGGACTTCGGTATAGGCGGTGGTGATTAGGGGTTGCCCAATCTCCCCCTGGAACTTGGATTCGACTTCGGCAATGATCTGCGTGAGCTCCGTATCATTGGTGGAGCTCGTAATCCTTGCCTTCGCCTTAAGCTCGCTCAGGGTCACAATGTCAGCCATTACGTCGCCTTATCCCCGCCTAAGATTCGACGCCATACGCGGCGGGGCCTGGGTCGCAGGTCGTGGCGCCACGAGCGGCAACTGTGCGGATTCATCCTTGGCGCGCAATTCCGCTTGCGGGTCGTACCGCTCGAGCGCGCCCGGGAACTCGGCCATAAGCTTGATAGCGCGCATATCGTCCATTTCCCGCACATCACCAGGACCGTTATAGCTAGGGCAGTAGACCGCCCTTAAGAACTTGACCAACATCCTCTGCCTTCCGTTCTGCCGGCTTGGGGCCGGCGGTGGCGCTAGATCGTGACTTCTAACCACCGCCGGCCCTTCGCCGACTTACTCAGCCGTCGTGCTACGGCCGAATATCCACGAGTGCCGCCTCGGAAATCTGTCCCACCGCCCAGAGCTTGATAACGTCACCCCGCCACCGGGCCCAAATCACGTTCTGGTCCCATCCGGGCAACCGCTCCGGCTCGGTCGAAATGCCACGGTAGTTACCGATCCACCAGCTAGGCCGATGGAAAACGATAATTTCCGTAGTGTTGTTGGTCGTGGTAGAAGCCACGCCGTTAGCATCCAAGTCCTGCCGCACGAACTCGGACAGCACGAGCGGGCTGCCGAGAATCGAGCCGACTTGACCCGTGACCACCGTGGCGCGCGCGCCGATCTTCTCGACGGTTGCGAACTCCGGCAGGGCCAGGAGCTTGAAGTAAGCAAGCGGCGACGCCACCCACGCGAGATTGCCCGGGCCTTCCGCCGCGTAACGGCCCATCTTCGCGAGCACGTTGGCGAAAGGCGCCAGCGAGCCGTAAGAAGTCGCCGCCAACGCCACACGCGCGTTAGCACCGTTCGTATTGATATTCAGTCGGAAGCCGTCCCATGCGGTACGGTTATGCACACCGCCCGCACCGTCCGGGGTGTAGGAAATCGAGGGCAGCGTATCAAAGTGGGTAGTCGTACCGTCACCGTTGATAATCGCATCCTCGATCGCACGCCGGATCGCATCCGCCGTATCCGTCGCCATAAAGTCGATCATCGGGATAATTGAATCCTCGATAACCTGCTGCGAGGCGACGATAAACGCACGAATCGTGATCGCGTCCAGGCGGTTGTTATCAATCGGCCCGGAGCCGTTCGTATAGAGCTCGCGAGTCGTATAGTTGTAAGCGGCAGACGGTGACGCCGTACGCTCACTAAACACATGCCCAATACCGGCAGTCGAAGTGAAAGGCAGATCGTAGACCTTGCCAGGCATCGCCACCGAACGGAGGAGCGGGATCAGTCCGCCCCGGACCTCGATATACCGAATCAGGTCAGCCGACATAAACGACGGGATCCAGTCGGGGCCGTCATTCGTAGACTGCGTATCGAAAGCACGCTCGAGGAACGAATCGGTAAACGTGCTCTTTTGGATTGCCTGATACTCACGGAACCAGGCACGCGCCACGTTATTCTGCGCGCGCGAAGGCTCCCAGTCCGGGTCATACCGGCGCATAATCGTTCGCAGGAGCGTAAGCTTGGTCGAAAGCTCGTGGAACCGCGCCACCGTCTCGTTAGCCGGCTTCGATGTAAGGAACTCCTCGTAAATGGCTTTCGCCTCACCAGGAGTCGCCGCATCCGTAGCACCACGACGGATACGCGCCATATCGAAATCGCCTACAAGGTTCGGCGTCTCACCCTTAATGCGTGCCGCTTCCTTGAGCACGTCATCCAAGAGCTTCTTGGCTTCATCTTTCGATACCGCGTCGGCGAGCGCCTTACTTACACGGTCGTCAGTCTCCGCCGATCGCTTTTCATAATTTTTGGCAAGCTCGTCGGCCCTAACGCCGAATTCTCCTAGCTTGCTGTCAACATATCCCTTGATCTCGCCAACGGCACGAGCCAAGGCGTCCTGGGTTCCAACATCTGCGGACATTAAGCCCCTCGTCTTTGCCGAGCCCGAGGCGGTTTATGCCGAGCCGCTTTAGATTCATGCGTGCTGCCCCGTCACATCTAATAGGGTTAGACCACAGCCCCGATAACACCGTCAGCGGCCGTGTAATCACGTCCAGCCGCCGTATCGACGGAAATCATTTTGGGACTCGTAAGCACCACCGTGCTAATCATTCCGTGGTCAAACGTCAAGAGCGCCGTACCGGACACCATATCGCCGGGAATAATCCCCACCGCTACCATCGCCTGGACAATCTGTGCCGTTGCCGGCCGGTGTCCTTCGTCTAAGGTTATTGTTTGAGCCATTGCGCTTGATTCTCCTCTATAGCCTGAATAAACCAGTCAGGATCTACCGAAATCGCCGCATACCCCCCGGGCGAGAGCCGCCGAAACTCGTCCATCCCCTGCTGCACCGCTTCAATGCCGCGTGCATTGGCCCCTGGTGCCACCTTCCCGCCCTTCGCCTTAACGTGCGTCGTATCGCACGAGAACCCGATAGCTAAGAGCGAACTGCACCCAAGCCACCCGGCAAGCCCCAGGGCCATAGCGCCCGACGTAGGCTCCGTTTTCCATGCGTCCTCGACCGCTACATGCTTCAAATTCCGGCCGTCAATCAGGGCGCGCAGGTTCGCCTTGGCGAGATTCCGCGGAGTGATAAACGTATGCTGGTCCGCTTCCGGCTCTTGAAATACCTGCTCCATCGTTTCTACATCCGATACGCAGACGTAGCCCCGGCGTGGCAGCTCAAGGAATGCGTGGTTACAGACGATCAGCGGGCCATTCCATATATGGATCGGAAAGCCCGTACGCCAAGGCGAGTTTCCCACCACGAGCGCCATTTCACGCTCGTGCATATTGCGCATGTGCCCAAGCGTAATCATTCGGCCGTCACCACCTGCGTTAAGGCGCCCAAGATGTAATCGTCCTCGTGCACCACGTCGGCGGGAGTAGGAAGCGGCGGGTTAGAAGGATCGGGCGGTAAAGGGTTTCCGCCCCCCTGCTGCCCGCCGCCCTGAACGATGGCCCTTAGCGCGCGCGTTATCTCGTCATCCTCGACCGGATCGGCGAGCCTAGCCAATGACTTATCGACCAAGTTAGCAATCGTGATCCCGCGGGCCTCGAAAAGCTCGGCCACCCGCCGCTCCGCACCCTTAAGCTGCTCCTTAAAAAACAACGCCACCGCTTCCCGGCTCTTGGCCTCAGCCGCGGCAATCTCCTTGAGTGCGTTCTCGTGTGCCTCAGCCTGCCGCGCCACGAGCTCCCCCGCCTCAGCACCGATCAAGGCGTGCGGGTTCGCCGGCACGGACACAAGGCTAATTTCCATAAGCTGCACTTCGTTAAAATAAAGCTTGTCGTCCTTGAACTTGGGTTCTGCCGTGGGACGAAAACCCACCGAAAAGGCCCGCAAGATCCCGCGCTCGGCTTGGCTCGCTCGAGCCGCGGCGAAGCTATCTTGCATATCGAATTCGGCATCTATGAGTAACCCGCGGCTATCAATCTCCGCCCGCCTGACTACCCCAATCGGCTTATCCCGATCATGGTTAAAGAGCAGGATCGGGTTACGCATATACGTCGCGAGGCCCTTACGGTAAGCCTCAGGAGCGATAACGTATCCGTCTATATCCTCGTCCACGGTCGAGGCGTAGCCTGTCACCGTGACCGGACCATCCGGGTTATCCCCGCGCGAGCTCCGTTCGATCAGGCCGGAAAGCCCGCGGACTAGAATCTGCTCGAGGTGCTGTGCCATTACCGCCTCCCGCGCCCGTAGGCCGGAGTCCAGAACGGAGCACCCACCCATTCCGATGGCCCGATAGATGGCGTGGACTTTGGCGTAGACCCGTAGTAATCCGGCCCCGCGTCCTCGGTTGTACCCGTAGCAATCGCTAATGAGCCGGGCTGCAAGTGCACATCTTCCGGCGGTGAAGCTTGGAGCGGGTCGGCGCCACCGATCCCGTTGGACTCATAAGTAGCATGATCCGCATTAAATGCGTCAATTGACGCATCGGTATAAGTGTCCTCGTCATAGGACACCGCAAAAGTCGTGTTGTTATAGTAGAGATTAAAGTTAATAGCGTGCACGACTGAGATACCCTCGGCGTCGAGGCGAACCCCGATCTCGTTATCACGGAAAATATTGTTTTTGATACTGCCGGATGTTGCCGTAGTAGACTCGGTAATCGCCGCTCCGGCCGTCGAGCTATTCATTACAAGAGAATTCCACAGGCGGCAATTAACCCCATGATCGCCCGTCAACCAGAACCCAATCGGGTTATCGTGGATAACGCCCCACGCGACCGTTATATCCGTAGAGGCGGTGCGGCAGACAACCCCCGCCTCATCATTACCGCTGAGCGTTGGCTTGGTTATGTCAATATTGCCGGAGGTTTGGTCAACGCTAATCCCCGATCCCGTACTCCCGCCTACCCCATTACCACGGCACACGGGGTAATCAATAACGATCCCCGTTGAATGCGTGCCGCCGTTCGTCGTGACCTGGATACCGTGCCCGTCGTTATCCTCGGCGAGAATCCGGGTAGACGTACCACTATCACAGCCGATAAACGCCACCCCGCGGCTCGAGCCCGAACCGTTACCGTTGCTACTCCCGGTGCAGTTCACCAGGCTAAACGCCGTAGACCCGGTAAGCTTCCACCCGTCGCCTACGTTATCCGTAGCCGAGCACCCATCCGCCACCAACGTGCTATAGGTGCCCGCCTGCGAGTACCCCTGTCCGGTGTTCCCGGTAGATACAAGGGAGGTAATCGTAATATCGTCGCCGTTGAGCTTGAACCCGTCGCCACCGTTCGAGGTGGAATCCATAAAGCTCAAGGTGAGCCCGTTCGCGTCGTCGGCGAAGAACCCATCGCCCGTGGCACCCGTGAGATCAATCCGCGTGAACGAGCACCCGTCAAACGCGCAATCAATACAATTAGCCGCCCCGCCACTTACGTCGATAGTTGCCCTAGCGTCGATACCCACCGTAGACGAAACATAGACACCAAACGATAGATCGGCGGCAGGAACGATTAACGCCTCGTCCCAAGTGCCACCACCTTCGAAAAGGATTTCATCAGCGGCGGAAAACGTCTCGCCGTTGACTTTACCAACCGTCTCCCATGCCGTCGCCTCGGTAAGCCCGTCCTCGCCATCGTCACCTGTCGGAGAAACGTAATAGATTCCCATTCCCTCGGTTGGCCTTGCCCTGCCCGCTAGTAACGTTTTTCCACATATTGCTAACCGTAGTAGGCACGCCCGCCGAGCGGCATCGGGCCGACTTGGCGCGGCATACCCACCAAAACCGTAGACACCACCGCACCCGGGTGCCGTAGGGCGGCGATGTTAATGGCCTCCTCCTCGGAAGTGGCCGGCGTCCACATAACGCTGATATGCGACTCCACGCGCGGGCAGTTGCACGACTTGGCGCCACCCTTCCGCTCGCATACGTCCTTATCGGGAGTCCCGCCACGCATCCCGCCGTGCACCACCCGATGCTGTACCGCACCCTGACCCTTGAAATAGACCCGGTGTAGCTGGCGCGTCATGGCGTCGAGTCCACGACGGGCAACACCGTGCAGCGGCAATTCACTGTCTCCCCCGGTGGGCCCATCGGATCGCCGGGGAACTCGA